GTATTAAACCACCCGTGACGACTCCAAGTCTATAAGTGTTTTAAAACCCACTTATAAGAGTTTTTACCCCCCAAAGAATAGAAGTCCGATTTTGATAAGTCGGACTTTTTTATTGATTCAGTTATTACCTTATTACTGTCCAAGATTTTTTTGATTTCTTTCAATAGGTCCTTTTCAACATATTCGTTTTCAACCAACTGACGGGCAATACGATTGACCTTACCTTCTCGTTTAGAATAAAATAACCCTTTTTTGGCATTTTCTTTAACAGTCTTAGGTACCCTTACGTAATTAACAGATTCATCAATAGTGATTTTAAGGTCACCAGTACCCTTTAATACTCTATGGTATGTCATCTTAGGGATGAAATAAGTTTGTCCTTCTTGCAAGACCTGAGGTAGTTCATTGTCCATCTGTAGCATCCAATCATTACCTGACTCTACAAATACTTCACGGTCTGACTTATCTCTATGCCACACCAATTCTTCAGTGTCCACATTCTCAGTGAACACCCTTTTGAATTTGAATTGTGATATTTGTTCCTGTGAGTATACCATTACCAAAATCTTCCTGGTACATTTTTACCAAAATCTTTATGGGCCCTACACGCCCAATAACCTGCTTTAGTCTTATCCTTCTTCTTAGCACACTGATGTCTTGCTGCAAATGATTTACGAGCCTCAGGGTCATTCCACTTAGCAGTCATTACAGGAGAACCATAACTAACTTTCTTAATCTTACCTGTTTTTGGATTACGAACGTATACATACCACTTTTTAGGTCCACCTGATTTTGGTTTACCTAATTCCACTTTTTTACCCTTATACTCAGCCTCGTTAACCATAGGAAAATCCAAAGGCAATCTTTTACCTTCGTAGATAAAGAACTTACCCAAATCACTTTCTAAAATGTCGTTATCTTCTTGTCTATCGTAGTAACCCTTATCTTTGAGTTGTCTCGCTTCATTGATGATTGAGAAATACTTATCACTCCCTCTACGGAATAAATTTTCAGATATTGGAATATTATAATCAATGTGATACTGTAAATCTTTTGAAACCTGATTTTTTGTTTCAATATATTCTCTTAATACATTTTGAATTACATTTGTGTCCACAGATTCTTTTTTGTGATTTTTAATTTTGATACGTGTCGGCTTTTGACCTTTTCCTTTTTGTGGGTCTTTCTTTTCTTTCTCTCTTTTTCTTCTACAAGCAGAGTCTTTTTCAGATTGAGACATCTTTCCTGCAACACCTGCGGCTCTACATACGGGGTATGCACCCTTATCGGCATCCTTACGACCACACGGCGGGTGACCACCACCCTTTTTCTTCTTACAGATGTTAACCCATGGACCTTTTGGTTGAGAAGAACCTTTTTTCTTCTTTTTTTTACCAAACCACACGGCTAAATCTTCACTTAATAGGTATTTTGACATATTATTGACTTGAATGTTTGTTATACTATTCCTATAATAAATATTCAGGAATAACATTAAATAAAAACAAAAATTAAAATCATGGCTAGACCAAAGAAAACCGCAGAAGGTACAACTGCAACCAAAAAAACAACTCGTAAGTCAACAGCTAAGAAAACCACTGAGGAAACTACGGCACCTGTTGAAGAACAAGTAAACCAAGTTTTGGACGAACAAACACCACAGGGTGAAACAGTAACTGAAACTGAAACTCCAAAACCAGTTGGTAACCTATTTGGTTCAATCAACTATAATCAAGTGTCCGATTTGGATAACTTCATTGTAAACATGACACCTGACCAAGGAGTATACATCTTAGTTCAGGCAGCAAGAGCGGCACACTCACGTAACGCTTACACAATGGAAGAAAGTGAAACTCTTTCAAAGGCAATCAGAATGATTACCAAACCAGCTGAGGAAGTTAAGGAAGAAACACCAACAGAGGATACTGTTGATGAAGTAACAGAATAATTTATTGTTATTCTATAAATTGGGGGTCTTGACCCCCTTTTTTATGCTTAATATACTATGGATTTAACAAAACAAGAAATGTCTTCCAAGATTATTAAAAATGAATTGGTTCTTAGAAAGGCAATCAACGAAGGTAAACGTCCCCACACAGGTGATGAACTTCAACCCTTAAGAATTGAAAATGAAATTCTAAGGTGTATGTATTACGGTGAAGATTCACCATACTGTAAAAGAAATTATACTAAATAAAAAAAGGGGACCTAATGGTCCCCTTCTTATTATCATTTTAAGATATATTATCTTAAAGAGTTTAAGTCAAATGTACGTACACCGTCAACTTTAATTACACCGTAGAAACGGTTGTTAACCATCTTCTTAGCGTATCTAGTCATGATACCCTTGATTGGTGTAAAGTTGAATGGGTTATACATAGTTGGAGTCAACTGTAGTGGTACATATGGTGCGTAAACGTAACCTGTATCCAACAAAGAAGAACCTTTGTGTCCTAACAATACTTGGTTAGGTGGGAAGTAAGGGTCACGATATACTTGATATCTACCTGATAATGTACCTACTCTTTCAATACCCATGTTGTATTGGTCTTGGTCTGGTGCCGCGTTAGATACGTGGAAGTATTCTAAATCGTCAAAGATTGCTGAAATTTCAGAAGAAACAACAATCCAGTTAGCACCACCTCTAAGAGTTGACTTGTGGATTTGAGCTGAGATTTGGTTGATTGCAGTAATCAAAGTTTGGTTCCAATCTTTTTGGTTGTAGTTAACTGAACCATTTGCGATTTTTCTCCATCCTTCGTAGTCCCATCTTAGTGACCATGCTGCACCTTTTCTCAAGTCTCTCAAGATTTCACGGTCAATCTCTGCAGCCACTTGCTCAGACAATAAAGCTGTCAATTCAGCTTCAGCGTCAATGTTGTGGAATGCAGAAACGTCTTGTGCCAATTCTGGAGACCATTGTGCTCTTAATTTTCTTTCAGTTACAGAAACTGTTACAGACTGTAAGTCAAAAGAAACTTCACCAATTGCATCTTCAAATTCCAAAGTTTCATAAACTCTGTAAGATGCAGTGAATGCTGGTGCAGTTGCGAACGTAGTACCAGTGTAACCGTCAACAGAAACTGTACCTACTTCTACTGGTACTGATGTATCTACAGACAAGTAGATGATACCTTCAGCAGAACAGATGTTGTCATAAGAACCACCTGGACCTGGGTAATTACCACTGTAGAATGTAGTTTTTTGCTCATTACCGTACTGTACAATACCTTTACCATACTTCTGTGTAACCACATTGAAGTTGTAGTAGTTAGAACCACTGTATACTTCCAAAGAAGCCAAGAAGTCTTCTGTATCCATTTCTTGACCATCAGGACCGATTAATTTACCTGCACCTGCAGAAGTGAAACCTGTCATACCAACAATTACACTTCTCTGGTTACCTGTGTAGTATGAACCTGCAGCAACAACTAAGTCACTACCATCCCATCTATAGTTAACCAAACTTGGAGTTTGAGCTGACCACTGACCTTTTGAGTAATCAAATAGACCTGCTGGGTCTGAGTTAGGTACTTCACCTTCGTAGAATTGGTCGTACAAGTTTTTAGCGTAACCTTGAGAACCGTAACCTGCGTTAACTCCGTCCTCGTTACCTGGTGCTCCAAATGGTTGTCTGTGTGTATTAGGACTTGCACCTTTCTGAATCATCGGTACGAAGTAGAATAATTTACCAATTGGTAAGTTCATAGCTTGAACAGATACGATATCGTTCGCTAATAATTTTGAGAATACTCTTCTCACGATTGGGAATACTACAGTTTCAAATGAACCTGAACCGTCAGCTGAAGATGCTTCGTTGATTAAGTGAGAAGCTTGGTTCTCGTATAATTGAGCAACGTTTTCTTTCAAGTGACCTTTCAATCCGTCTAAGAAACCTAATTTGTCCCATTTGTTAATAGTGTCTTCTTTGATAACTTTCAAGTGCTTAAGACCGATGTTACCTACAAGACCGCTTTCTAATAATGCTCCCATTGTAATTTTTTTTAAGGAATTTATTTATTTAATTACTTTAGACATTAAATCCTTCATTCTCAGGAATTGTGGATTCTCATATGTCTTAGACTCAATAAGATTTGAAGATGAACCTTTAGATGGAGTTTTAGAAACTTTTTCTGAAACAGTTTCAGTTAATTTCTTAGCTTCCATACCGTCAAATTCTTCTTTCAAAGTCTTGTAAAGAGTCTTAGATTCTTTCAAAGTTTCAACTGAGTCAAATCTTCTAAGAATGTTGATTTTTTCTTGTTTGGTCGTAGTGTTTTCAGTGAACAAACGAGTAGCGTATGCCAAGTTTGAATTAAACACAGCAACTTCATTCAATTTCTCTTTGAAGATGTTAAGTGCCTTACGGTACTCTTCATTCTTTTCTCTAAGTTGTTGAACTTCTTTTTCCAAAGATTCGTTGTAGTGTGCTTTATTCGGAATAGAGTGTGGTCTTGGAAGACCTTTAGATTTGTCTGAAGATGCCATCTGACCAGCAGCGTGACTTCTAATCATACCTTCTTTAGATTCTTCTTTCTTACCATCTTTATCCATAGTACCTACTGCAGAATACTTACGGTCACCGTGTTTCTTCTCGTCAGCAGCTGCTACATCTCTTCTTCCTTTCATTGACATATCTTTAGATGATTCCTCACCGTCCTCATCACCAAGATGCTCGTCTTCTTTGTCATTGTAACCTTGACCTTCTTTTACTTCCTCGTCCATTTCAGAGTACATACCCTCATCCATATCTTCTTCTTCATCCAAGTCCATTTCAATCTCGTAAACAACCTCATCCATATCCATTTCAGAGTCATCACCTTCTTTCATGTCCTCAGCATCCTCACCAGCGTCTTTAGCTAGTTTAGCAATTTGGTCCAAATCGTCACGTACCGCATCAACATCGTGGTCACGCTCTTCTTTAGATTCCATTTGAATTTGATATTCAACATCTGCTTCATCATCTTTCAAGTGAATTTCACCACCGTCTTGTTTTACGATGATTCCGTCCTCTTCACCCATAGCCTTGAAAACCTTTAAGATTTCCTCGTCCGTTGCATCTGTTAAATCCAAAGGAAGTAAAACTTCTTCTTCATCATCAACTTCCAACTCGTCACCAGGTAAGTCCATCATCAACATGTC